AACTTGATAGGATTTTTTTTGTTCTGCGGCTGCCATGATTAGTATGGAGTGCTATAAGGGTTGAGCATCCTTCTGGTGTAAACCGAGGTCTGTACCGCCATAACTTGCTTGTCATATTGTTGCTTAAATATTTCAGCTTCTCCAAAGGATTGCTCAAAATACTTAGCTTGATAAGCAGCGTAGAACTGAACCGGATTGTAGTACGGGTCATTGATGGTATCTGTGTCTGCAAGATTTACCATTGGTGTCGGCAAAATTACAGTATCAATTTCAACGGTATAAACTTGGTCTGGTACCGGAGAAATATAAATTTGTTGTTGACCGAAAACGCTGAACGCAATAGGGCGTCCAATATAGTTTTGCCAAAAACGCAGTTGTGCATTGAAATCTGTCCAAGACAAATAGCGCATTGGAATACGAGTATTGCCCCAGTACAGATTGATATTCAAGACATCAAGCGTCTGTAAGCCTTGTGGCAAGCATGAAAAATTAATAACTTCAGATGGTCCAGCATATTGCAATTGCACCGTTCCGTTATAAAACGGAGTGCTTGGCGGATATGGAGAAGGACCAGATGGATAGTTGGGAGCAACGGTACTAAAAATGCCACCAGTAATTACTTTATAAATGAAGATGTTATAAACAACATAGTCGCCGGTATTCGCTGTGCCACCGGCTGACCAAAAATAGGGCGCTGAACCTCCCGCTACTGGGGTTGTAGGTACAGTCGTAATTTGAATTGTGCGTAAGCATCCGGTGTCCCGGACTACGCGTTCCCTGCCAGCATTAATGTAATCCGTTAATTGCTGGTCGGTATAAAAGTTACCATTTGCATCATGCAGGAGTCTTCTGACTTGCGTGATGTAGCCTTGCAGAGTTTGTGCCATTTAATTTCCATATTAAGCTGCTTGGCTAAGGACTTTTCCCCCTGCCTTCTTTTGGGAGGGCAAGGGTACTCTTTCCACCACCGGGGATAACGAGTGATTCTTTTTTGGAGCTTGCTCCGAAATCAATATTTTGGACAAAATAGCTAAACCTTCTGGTACTTCGTTTCGGGTTCTAATCAAACCTAAACGAGCAAGGTATGGCTCTTTATCCATTTCCATGTAGCCAAATAGGTGACGAGCCACTTCTACCTCCACTTCCACCGTCTCCCCGATAGGAAAAGTGTACGGCTTAAAAGCATAATCAAAGTGTATGGGTTTATCCCATGTGTTCGTCACATATAAGGTTTTCATATTAGAAGCTCACAGTATCGCCATAAACACGAATATCACAAGTGCCATTGGCAACTGCGGTATTCACTTTTACGAACAAAGCCTGAACGGTATAACCATTCACAACGGTTGTCGTGCTATACGGGCTAGCAACAGTCAAGTCCTGATAAGTAGTAGTCGCTGTCAAATTGGATAACACGGTAGCCGCAACTACCGCATTACTCGCATTGCCATCGTTAGAAGTCAGAATAGACACATTGGCTGTACCAATATTTCCATTAGGATTCTGAACGGTTACGCGTCTAATAATTACGCTTCCTGAACTAGCGGCATTTGCCCCTGCGGTCAAACCGCCGCTAAGAATAGGAATTGTAATAACAGCATTGCCTGTTGCACCCAGAGGCACGCCAGTAGCGGAAGCAATGGCATAGTTGCCAAAGTTTACCGCCGTATTTTGTGCTACTGAATCTACGCTAGACATGGCTGCTCCTTATTTGTTGTATGTGCCTGATACTGGTTGACCGCCGTTAGTAGCAAACAATGTGATTGTTGGTGTGCCAGAAAGCACATTTGCACGCACATTGTAGCCGTCAGCGATAAACAAGCCGCCAGTATTGTTTGCCACAACAACAGCCCAAGTTGCATTGCTGATGTTGCCGTCAGTATCGGTGTTTAACTCGATTGTGACATTGGCAGTAGGAGCGATGTAATAGATGCCGGCTGGCAATACAACGGTAGCGTTACCAGCAGCGTAGGCTTGAAAATAAGCTGACGCAGCGTTGGTTGCTACATTCGATACTAGGATTTTATTGGAAGCTAATGACATGGTTTATCTCCTTAGATAGAAAGTGAGTTGTAACCGGTCACTTGAGTCATTGACTTAGGCTTGGTATTAACCAATTCCGCAATCATTAACACAGCACCAACATAACCAATCTGCCAGTTTGGTAGAGTGGACTCAAATCCTGTAAATACGAATGAACCTTGCTCATGGATGTACAGAGACAAGTAATTAGTATTGAGGAAGTACACAGTACCTTCAGGGCAATATGGGTCTGGGTAGATAGGTACACCAGCGACCATCAAAGCGCGGAAAGCAGCTTGAGGACCGTTAGCATCGCCGTCAAAACCATGACCGGGGGTGATGACATACTGTTCTTGACCTACGAAGTCTTGAGCCAATAATGTCCATGTACCAAAGCCGCAAACACCGAAGCTAGGCATTTCAGCGCCGTTTTTAACGGTACCAGAAATGTATTGCAGGATGTTTTGACGAGTTGGGTTTACACCACCAGCGGCATATTGCTTAGACTGCCACCATGTATAGGTGCTACGGCTAATATTACCGTAGGTACCAGAGCTTGAAACTGCTGCTGGAAGACCGATAAATTGCTGGTTGTTTGTAGTGTTGGTGTACAAGGCAGTTGCCATTGCATCCATCATTACATTGGTTGCATCGTTCATACGAGCTTCAATCAATGGAATGATAGCTGCGTCTTGCTGAACTGCACCTTCCATACCGAGGAACGGTACTGGAGCAATCATCAATTTCAAGTCGAACTCAGCATTGAAAGCACCTTGCTGGACTGAAGGCTGGTTGAAAGAACCAGAATAGTCAGACCATTGGGCGTTCACAAATTGAGAACCCTGAACTGGAACGGTTACTGAGGACACACCACCAGAAGCCTGTTGACTGTTGGCAATCAACGCAGCCATCAAGGGTGTACTGTTGTAAAGCTGTACTACTAGCTTAGGTATAAACGCTCTACGAGTTACATAAGTAAGCTCATTGTATTGCGATGTACCCGTTGCTGGAACGATTCCGCCACCAATAGGCATAATAATCTCCGATTAAAAATATCCCCTGTTAAAAACCAATCGGTTTCGGATTTCTCCGAAGGTCCGCTAGCGCTTTTGAAGCCTCATCCCTAGCGGCGCCAACAGGGTTCTTATAGTATTTACCTAAATCGAACTTGCTGACTGCGCTTGGGTTATATCCAGTAGGTGTTGGTTCAGCGGATTGTTTCATCCAGTCCCAATACTCTGCTGCGACTTCGTGATTCGTAATACCTTTTTCGAGCATAACTTTTTCAATCTGCTCGATGTCTTCATCAGATTTTGCCAAGCCTTTTTTCATTAGCTTGCTACGGCGCTTTTCAAGGTCTTCGATAGCATCGCGCTCACGCAACTTTGCTTCTAATTCCTCGACACGCTTCTGAGACGCAGAAACCGCTCTATTTGTGTAATCCTCAATCTCTAATTCAGGAATATTCAAATCTGGCTTGGCTTTTTTGGTCAAGCGCAAAAATTCCTTACGAGTTTCAGGATTCTCAGACAATTGTTGCGCTAAGGCAGCCAATTGGTCTCTTGCTTCAAATGATAGGTCTTCTAAGCTCATAATTTATCCCCTTTTCTGACTTAGATTACTTTTTTACCATCGCCGGGCTTTTGAACTTGCATCTTGTTCTTAGGACCGGTTTTAACTGGGCTATCTAAACCGCCAAGCTGTGAAAAGCGTGGGGTGTTAGTGATAACGCCGTGTTGTTGTGTGTTGTCAGTAGGACGGCGAGGTTGGCTCGCGCCTCTTGGCTTAAATAAATCCATGATTTCTCCTTATTGAGCTGGACTTGGTTGAGGTGTTGGACCCGCCGCTGCCATTGCTGGCATTGGAGGCAAATTCGGTACTGCCGGTGCTTTAGACATTGCTGTACCTTCAGGCGTTGCACCACCAGCTTGAGGCAAGTTTTGAAGCATCTGCAAAATTTCAGATTGCTGCAATTCTTTGGTCTTACCTTTACGGGGACCAATAATTTTATTGATTACATTAATGGCATTGAGGACTGCTTTACCTTCTTCGCTGTCTGAACCAATTGAAGGGAGCGCTTGCTCTAGCAAGTCTTGAGCCATTGAAATATTGACCATTGCGCCTTCTTTGTTGCCCATCTTAGGCTCAGGCGTGGACATTGGAGTGCCCATTGGAGCTGTTGAAGAATCCGACATACCGCCCGGTTGTGGTTCAGGGATAATGTTTGGGGCACCAGCACCAGTAGGTTGCTGTCCTTTTATTAACTCCATCATTCTGTCTGGTGGAACACTCATATATTTCCTTAATTAACAGTTAAGTACTATTTATTCTAACTATCACAAATTGTCAAGTGGGGGGTATTCTTTTTGGTTCCCGCCCCCCTCAGGACGGATTCGGTCAAACCGAAGCAATCCACAAGGGATTACTTGCGAGCTTTACGACCTTTACGAGCTTTGCGTGCCATGTTAATGACTCCTTATTAAAGCGGTCACCTATTTCAAGGGAAGGCAGCCACACCCTTTTTCCGTGAAGGAAACCTTTAATTAACGGCGAGTCTTGCGAGACTTTTTGCTATGCTTTCTGTACATAACTTTCTCCTAAAAAAATTATCCCCTACCCAATTCTCTACCACTTTTACGGGTATCTCTACCAGTAAATGTCTTAATACCTTGTACACGATACTGCAAATTAGCTGGAGCTTGAGTTTCACGCAACGAGCTAGTGCTTACCCTTGGCTGGTCTGCCTTTGGTTGTACTGT